GCTTACCAAGGCCACCTACGCCTTCGCCGGCTATATATAGCACCTTACCGCCATCAACCGGCCTGTCGTGCCACGCACGCCCATATGCGACCGACAACGCTATATCTAAGGCGATGAACGATTTACCTACGCCCGGTGCGCCATATAACGCGCTGAAGCCGTGTTTAGTTATTACGCCATCCACCAGCCATTTGACCGGCGGCATATTACGCAATTCGTTCAATCCCAAGATAGGCAATATCTTTGCTGGCGGTTCATCCACCTTTGCCTCGATCTTCGGCGCGTTCTTAACTAACTCACGCAGTTTTTCAATAGTATTACCAGCTTCTAGCCAATCAACCGCATCGCCTTTATCTGGCAGATTAGGCAGATCAACGCGCTTAACCGCTTTTGCGACAGGCAGTAATTCGTTAATCACCTTTATCGCGTGCTTGTCGCCGGCCTCATCATTGTCGGGGATGATGACCACATTACGCCCAGCGAAATACTGATTTAACTCTGGCTTCCAGTTACCAGCACCGCCGTGGTTCGTTGACGCTATAACGCTATAACGCTTTAACGCTTCTGCCGCCTTTTCGCCTTCGACTATATATATCGTTTTGTCAGGATTGGTTAGGATGTCGGGCAGATTATACGGAAGCGGATCAATGTCTTTAACCGACCATACCCATCCGCCATTTCCGTCTGACCTACGCTGGCGATATGTTTTCTTACCGCCCTCATCAATGCGAATAACCTGATACGCTTCAACGCCGTCAGCGTCATAATATGAAAATTCGGTCGTACGCTTTAGCGTACGTTCTAACGCCGGTTGTACGCGCTTCGATATGTTGAACTTCTTTTCGGCTATGTCAGCGATAGACATTAGCGATGCGCCTTCGTGAAGACGTATCATTTCCATCACGCCGCCGCCCTGACCTAGTTCGTGGTCATAGAAAGTGCCAGCCTTGAGATCAACGACCTTGCTGAATTTATTGCCGAAGTAAATCTTATCGCCGTGCCGCTTCGTGGGTGTTCCCAGATAATGCGTTGCAACCGGTTCGATATATGCCGCATAGTTTGTTGTCATTTTAATTGCTCCCAGTTCTCCCAATCGCCAGAAACGATGGCGGCCTAGCCGGGAGAAAGCTAGACCGCCACCTTCTACGACCTAAAACAAGTCGTCATCAGACTGTGCCGCTGGGGTCGGCGCAGGAGCGACAGGTTCAGGCGCAGAACCTGTCAACATATCCGGTTTATCCACCCAGCCAGATATGTTCCATTCCGGTGCTTTGAAACGAAGTTCGCCTTGAGGCGTGCTAACCTTTACCGGCACTGTGCCAGTAATTTCAACCACCGGAACTTGACCGGGATGTTGTGCTTTGGTTGCCTCAAATGCGTTATGCAGTTCGTCCAATGCCCTCAATACTGTTTTAGCAGAATGTGAGAACTCGCGCAAACCCAAGTCTTTAGATGCGATCCTGACACGAAACGCACGCTTAAAGTCGCCTTCGGGTTTTGCTGGAACAGCTTCGCCAACCTTTACCGTTCTGAAGTCTGGTCGCCCAGTCTCAAATGATAACCAACCAACTTCTAGATTATCCATATCCATAACGAACTTGGTGGGAAACTGCATTTCGCTTTCCTGTTTGATCCATTGCCCAGACGCGTCTTGGACGCGATCCTGTTTAATGAAGTCCCCAGCCTTCGCATCGTATTTAACGATAGGAAGGATATCCCCAGTTGATGTGCTTTCTTCAAGATTAAAACCTAATGCCATAACGAAAACTCCTAAACAATAACATTAGTTGCATTTGACCTCACCGAAGGTGAAGCCGCTAATCGGATAATAAGCAAACAGATCAACAGGATCATCCCGATCAGTGCGTCTGCTTATCCCGATATCGTGTTCAGCATCAAAATTAATGATGCCGATACGATCCGTCCACTCGACCAGTAACTTGCATTTTAGCCCAGTTGCGCTTGTAAGATTAGACGCGGCTAAGACCTTATGCAAGTTGACCATCATCGTTGAGTATTCTGTTGACGCGAAACTGCGCGTCTTTATTTCGATAAACCCTAACGCCTTATCACCGCGCATTAGAAGGGTATCCATAACATACTTAGGCGGCAGATCAACGCACTCGCATTTATAGCGTTCTGCGATTGCCGCCATAAGTTGCTTTTCGCGTGCGATTGCTTTTGGCGTTTCATACCAAGTCATAGCAACTCCCTGCACACATAAAAGAATGTTTCCATATCCATTTCGCAAGCATAACGCCAATCGTGAGGCATACCGCCGCCGGAATACACGTTAAAGTCTTTTATGCTAACAACCGCCTCAAGCGGCAAACGCACGCGCGGCTGTTGCCGGTCGTAACGGTAGATGAGGCAGGGTAATTTTTTACCGCCGGCCTTACGCGCCGCAACGCAAACCTGATCCCACCATTCCGGCTTTGCCTGTACGCCTACGCCATACCGCTTGCATTCAATAACGAATGGGAAGTTACTGACTTCCACCGGTTCGATGTCGGCAAGACCACCTTCGCGTGTTTGCGATAAGATGCGCTGGAACTTAATGCCAAGTGCCTCTTCGAGCAACTTACAGCATTCACGCTCCCAAGCGTGTCCTTTATCGCGCCCACCACCCGGACGCATTAGCTAATCGCCCCGGCGTTGCGTGTTGCATTATCGATGCGATCTTCTTCATCGCGGATGCGCTTTAGTTCGTTAAGCATCGTTTGGTCAACAAAAGCCGCCATCGAACTGCGGTTCTTGCGTGAATATTCCGCAATCAGATCATAGGTTTCTGGTCTGATGCGGATGAATAAATTCTTTAGATCGTCTGACATAATGGTGACTCCTTTAACCATTTTATATATCAACTAGATATCGTTTGTAAATAACCTTGATATTTTTTTTAAAAAAAGGGCATTTTTTTCTTTTAATTATATCAAAATGCTATATATTAAGGTTATAGGCAACGCAAACACGGGAGATAAAGCGATGACCGAACAACAAACAAAAAAACTTTTTTCAACTTTCATTAACGCGATTATGGAAAAGTGCGCTGAAGAACTTGGCGTATCACTCGACACTCTTCGCTTCGCATATATTAACAATCCAGATGTTAGAAGCGATCTTGATAGCATCTTTGAAAGACACATTAACGAATTAGGGTCGGCGGCCTAGTGCCGCCCCGAAAGGGAGATTATCTGATGACTAAGTTACAAATCAAAATGGCTGAATTAAAAGCAGTTTCAATCAACGACAACCCACAAAAGGTTATTGATTTATGTTCTGCGATTTTTGGTATCACCGGCAAAACTGGCGGTGCATATGACGGCGTTAAACAATTTGTCGGTGGCAAGATGCGTCTGGCGCAACAACAGTTTAAGGTGCAAACCAATGATTAGAACACTTATTATAATCACTGCAATCGGATTAACCGGTTGCACGCGCTATGAACCGATTGTGGATTTACGCGCATCAAAAGAAAACGCACAGTTATTTCAGCGTGATCTTAACGAATGTCGCCAGCTAGTCGATCCGGCTAAATCCTTCTGGACGATGGGTGATGAGTTTTGGGTTCAAGAGATGATTAATAACTGCCTAAGCGGTCGGGGTCATTCGGTATTATGAGCGAACCTATTCCAAAAGTATCCGCTTCGATCTTCGTATTAGAAGACCCGGAGTATCGTATTGGCAATGATATGCCGATTGAAATATTTGCAACGCGCGAAGAGGCGTTAAATGCGTGGAAAGCCGCTGGTGGTCGCGGCATTGACTTCAAGGGTTACTTTGTGCGTTTCAACAACAAAAGTTCAATGATTAACTGGATTAAGGTAAAACTGCTATGATTATCAGACCAGAAGAAGAGTTTATTGTTACGTTTGAAGTCAAGGCGACCGTGAGCATTTGCATCGGCGCACCTGACCACGACCTAGCGATAGAACGCGCACAACTCGCAATAGAAAATATGAACAGCAAAGAGTTGAGCGAAAACATCGATGATTTTTTTGTTAGTGAATTTGTGGAGATTACTGATGCTTAAATTTATCGCTTATCTTGCCGGGGCTGTCTTCGTGATGGGCTGGCTTAATGTAACTGGAAACCCTCATCTAACTTGGTGGGGCGCAATCGCATATTTTGGGGGTATGTAATGGAAATCATCACACGCCAACAGGCAAAAGAACAAGGCCTTGCTAGATACTTTACTGGCAAACCTTGTAAGCACGGTCATATCGCGGAGCGATGCACAAAAAGAAAGGTTTGCAAAAGCTGTGATAGGGAGCTAACCAAAAAAAGCAGACAAAAATATAAAAAAATTGGTGACAAATATTGCGGCGCGCCTTGCCAGTATGGACACACGTTGCGATATTCCTGTTCCTCAACTTGTGTTGAGTGTTCTAAACTGAAAGGAATACAAAACAAAGCAGAACGAAGTATCTATAAGAAAAAATATTACAAAGCTAACAAAGAAAAAATAATAGACTATCAAAGGGCTTATGAAAAAGCGAATAACATAAAGCGCAGAGGCAAAAATATAAAGCCTTTATGCTTATCTTTGCGACCAGCAATTATGTCTATCTATCAAAAGTCTAGGGTAATGAACCAACAAGCTGGTCGCATAGCTTACCACGTTGATCACATCGTTCCACTGCAAGGCGAGAATGTGTGTGGCTTGCACGTTCCTTGGAATTTGCAGATAATCACTGCCGAAGAAAACCTAACCAAATCTAACAAATGGGAGACTGTATAATGGTCGGTAAATTAACACCTGACAATATGATCAGCGCATCGGTTGTTCCGGTGATTATGGGGCTATCACCTTATAAGACGCAAAACGAACATCTGAAGCGGATTATCGCTTTAGATAACGGTGAACCTGATCCCGAAACCTTTAACGGTAATGAGGCAACGCATCACGGCGATGCGTTAGAACCGTATATCTTAAAGACCGCTTGTCAGCGTTTAGGTATCATCGAGGCTGATCTAAACCTTAACGAACCGTTCTTCTGTAAAGGCGTGATGCTTGCCGCGTCTTTAGATGGTATGGGCAAACTCACCGGCACGATAAAGACCGATCCGAACAATGGCATTTATGTTATGACCGAAGACGGTTCTATTGATGTTGATGGGTGGGGCTGTTTAGAGGCTAAACTAACCAGCGCACCACCAGAAGATCGCCCAGCCGCCTATCGTGGCCTTTGGCAGATACAGGCGCAGATGATGTGTACCGGCTTCAGTTGGGGCGCAATCGCAACCCTATATCAAGGCGTGACACTTCGGATATTTGTCTATAAAGCTGATACTGAAATGCAAAGCCGCATTATCGATGCGATAAACGTGTTTGAACGCCGCAGAGCCGATAAAGAACCTTATCCGGTAGTTTCCAGCGAAGATGGGAATAACGCCTATCCTACGGCCTCTGAAAGCGTTCCAGCGATAGATTTCGCATCGATACAAGGCGGTCAGAAGCTATTGCTAGATTTGGCGCAAGCGAAAGACGACAAGAAAGAAGCTGAACGCCGCATCGATGAACTCGAAGCATCTATTAAAGAAGTGCTGGGCGAAGCGGCTGAAGGCGAAGCGGAAATAGCTGGCAAGCGGTATATCGTCAAATGGCCTATGCGAAAGGTTCGGGCGCAACCGGAAAAGATTGTACCGGCTAAACCCGAAACCATATCGCGGCAAAAGACCTTAACGCTGAAGGTTATTTCTTAGCCTTGAAGCTATCGACAACACCGCCGCCGAAGTAAAAACCAAGAATAATCAGCATCGCGTAATTGATGCTGAACTGTTCCATAACCTTAGTGACGGCATCCGGATCACCATATCCGGATATCGTCATTCCTAGCACGATCATATAACTACCCAAGAACGTGCCGCCAAACATTAGCGCAAGATAGCGTTGCGCGATCTTGAATGGCGCGTATGCACCCATCAGATCGATCTTAGCCTTGCTCTTGGCCTTAATTTCTTCTTCGGTGCTGGTGTGCATATCATCGATCAGATCAAGACCTTTCTTGATGACATCACCACCGCCTAAGATGCTATTCAGTACATTCAACATTTTAGTAACTCCATACGTTCGGGCGCGGATCGCCGGTGTAGGTGTCCAGATGCAAGAAACGCGATGAGCCGCGTTGCTGAACGCCAATGCCGGTGAAACCTAATTCTAAGGCAATCTTCATTATTTCGTAAGCATCTTGACCGTCACAAGCTATATCAACGGCGCAACCGCGCGTGTGTACGCCAGGCGCAGACTTAGACACTTCGATACTATGCCGGGGATCACGAAAGCCGCTAGTGACGCGCATAGGCGCACCATAGGCGGTTCGCAATTCCTGTAACTTATCCATAAACGCCTCTTGCATATGGTTTTCGCCGGTTTCCTGACAATCGAACTCTTTTTTCGTGAAGTTCGGATATTTAGACCAATCCATTATCGACCTCTTATGATTTCAATCGCTTTGTTAAAGCTATCTTCTTCCACATCGGGATTTTCAAAATAGCGGTATGTGAAACGTTTCGTGTATTGTTGAACCTGTTCGGTTGCGAAAAACACAATTCTGCGCTGGTTAATCGCGCAACAAGCAAGCATATCATAATCTTCCACCGTTGGCAGTATCTTCTTTTTTGAACCCGATCCTAGCTGGAACTGATAGCCGCTAGAACTCTTGCGCTGATACGATTGCGATGATTTGCACTGAACGCGGATAAATTCTTTTTTAGACCACGCGACCAGATCAACCTTATCTTGCGCCGCCATCGATACGCGCCATCCCATCTGCAAGAGCGATGCGGCAGTGAGATATTCACCGATTAAGCCGACCGTGGTTTCTGTTATCATCTAGCCTCTGAGTACATAAACCGCCGTTCCAACAATACCAATAAATATTATCGTGGCGAGAAAGCCAACAACAATCTCAGCTATAAACTCTTTGCGCCGTTCTGCCCTTAATTCTGCCTCGCGGCGTTCTTTCCTAGCTTCAGCTTGAAACCCTTGCCAGTCTGCCCACAAGCCGGGGCGACCTGTGTAAATCATAATCTCTTTGAGGTCTTTCTCATATTGCTTGATTTGTTCTAGGGCTAGGAACGCTTCTAAGTCTGACTGGTTTGCGGCGGCTTTGTTCTTGCCGCGCAGTTTCTTTTCCAAGTCTTCTTTGGCTGTGGCAAAAGATGTAAGCGCAGAGCCAGCCCTAGCCACATCCCCAGCATTGGTAACGGCTTGCTTTATTATGGCAAAAGCCGCATTAGCGGCACTCAATTCAGCAAGCATCAGAATATCTCCACTAAGCTAGGGTCGTATGCTTTAGGAATACAGTATATTGTAACTCTGTCTCTTGGATCAATAAAATCTATATGGCTGTAATTGCCGTATCGTTTAGCGAGGCGAGATGCAAAATAATTACAATCATCCACATTATAAAATTGGAGATTTGTATCAATAGCTCTTCTAGCATCACCTGTCCCCAAATACATCACCAGCGAAAATGCCACTACAAAATTTGACATTACACATTACTGCCTCGATTGAAACACTGGTACGACCAATACCCCACATCATATTCTTGGTATAAATGTGACATATTCGCTTTTGCTTCTTCGTAACTGGGGCAGTAATCTAACTCGTAAGGCTTTATAACAAATGTCATCTGTTGCGTCAGGATAACAAAGATGACAAGAAACTGGCTCACTTTTCCATCAGCCGATGCAACAAGTCTTCTAACCTAGCAAACCTGTCTTCGATACGCCCCATCATAGATGACATCTCATCCTTGTGGATGAAAGTTTCTCTCGTAGAATTGATGCGTTCCTCAAGCCGACCAATCCTAGCGGTTAGGTGATTGATATACCAAGCACCACCACCGATTATAACACCTATAAGAACGTCAGCTAAGAAACCCATTTCCATTGTTACCACCCTGCTGGAAGTTTGCCCACAATCGGTGGATTGATGAGGTTGTCTAACTGTTGGTCAAGCATCGCCTGTAATTCAGCTTCAGT